AGGTCGATGATCTCCTCAGGGACGGAGAAGCGTCGCATCATTAGGATTTCAAATGCGAGTGTCTCTCCTCGACAAGACTGGTCATAACGGGTATAATCATTAGCGAGAGTGTCCATGCTTTCAGGCATGTGCCGACGAACCCAGCGTCTGAACTGACCGGGCGTTTTCCCTCCGTAGTGAAGCGTCGTGTCTGGGGTGAAACGTGCGAGGGCCCAATCAAGATACCGAGTCCAGGGGCCCATAATTGAGGCCACCATCTCCGTAAAAGAGACGATGGTTTGGAACGGTTTGACCATGGCCTCAGAAAAGAGCTCATCCTCGGCCAAGTACGGCAACGCAGCAGCCTTGGTCACGAACTGACTCTTAGGGAACAGTTGGGCCGTTTTGAGATCAAGCGCCGTGTCGTTGTCACGTTCGAGATTGGCAAGTTTGGGGATGGGTCGCTCGAGACGTTTACGGTTCGAGTCTTCCACAGCTGCCTCGAACAGGATGGGATCAAAGTCGACAAGTCCGGGGAGATCGTGACGTTTCGCAAACCCATCCGCCAGGAGAGGACCGAGAAAAGATTTCTTGCGAAACTCCTCAAGGTTCTCACCGGGGGTACGCTCAAAAATCAACCTCTTCTCGACGCTGGGTTGAAACATCGATCGATACTTAGCCGAATGATGGGGGAAGAGGTGGGCATGGCTACTTAAATCAAGCGTCTCACTATGGTTCATGTGGGACCACTCACCCTGCTCATCAATGTACTCCGAACTCTCGGGATCAGAGAGATCGCGCGCCTCAAGGAAGAGGTCGTGGGAGCGGGGGGCAGCAGCGGCACAAGGGACATGCATATCCTCGGGTTCGTCAGGAGGCGTCGCACGTGGAACAAGGGGCACAGGCAAAGAGATCAGGACGCTACTCTTCATGAAAGGGCCCAGGCCGTCAAATTTGGAGACCGGGGAATCGAAACGATCACCCAAGGAGCGAAGGGCACCACCCACAGGGAAAGTGGGCGTGACCCGCCAGTCTTCATAAGCGGCCGGATCAATGGTGACGGGAACGAAGTGCTCGATGGAACGGGGAGCGGCTCCGCCGAGAAGCGTCGCCAAAATAGGCTTGAGATTCATAACGCGCTGAATCTCGGCAGCATTAATGGGCATGATGACATGAATGTCATGAGAGGTGCGTGTGAAAGCCGTGTAAATGGCGTCCTCACCAGTGGAATCCCCAACAAACCCAGAAACAAGAATGGTGACTGGCGTGTCGAAGTCCATACCACCGCAGGAGCTGTAGGTGAACGTATCGTGACGGGAGGCTCTGTAGAGCTCCTGCTCCTTGATGGTGGGCACGATGAGAGGCCAACTTTTGTTAATCGTGGTCGTTAAATGAATCCCGGATCCATTGCCCATCTGACTCGTCGGGATGATGAGCCGGTACGCGACAACAGGGTTGATCCGGAAAGAGTCTTCGTAATAAGCCGTGATCTGAGGGGCGAGGAAAACACCAACGGAACGGCGAGGATCTATGACTGATTGCGTGTTTAGGACCGAAGCGCCAGCCTGCCGGGGGTCGCCGAGATAAATGATGTGCTTCAGGGTGGGAACGCACAAAATGAACAATGAGTCGTAACCCTCGGGGTATTTTTGGGCCTCATCCAGCACTAAAACCTCCGTGCGTCGTTTGATCGCGCGTTCCAGAGTCTGGGCGACGAACTGGTTCTCTTTTGTCAAACCAAGTTTGGTTTCCCACTGATCTCGTAAACGCTTGAGAGGGGAAACGATCATGAGAGAGGAATCAAGGGTGCCGAGGGTCATCGCAGCGAGGCGGACACGGGTCGACTTACCGCAACCTGCCACACCGGCGAAGTAAACACAGGGGATAGTGCGTACTTCCGAAAATTGTAGCGTGTTCTTCACAGCATCAATTTTCTTTTTGAACCAATCTTCGTGACGCAAATTGAAGGTGAGTCCGGTGCAGATCTCGTCATGAAGGGTGCGAGCGCTAGCGCGGTGGGCGGTTCTCTGAAAAGGGGTGTGACCCGCGGCTACCAAATCCCAAGTGCGTAAGCCCTTGCTTCGGCGGGGAGAGGAACCACCAGCGATGGCTAAAATGCCGGCCATGGCCTGATAGTTCTGCGCAGCAACTCCTCGTCCCGCTCGTATTGGATGTTGAAATGCGAAGTGGTCGGGGTTGGTAGAGAACTGGATCGTGAACGAGCGATCAGGTTGGGCGCGACGTAAGCCGACGTCACGAACGGCGTTGGGTGGTGGAGCACCGGCATACGTGACGCTGATGCCACATCGTAAGACCAATGCGAGGATGTGGACACCGAGTAGTGAAAGACCACCATCATTAAGGGAACGGTTGGCGTCAGCCACGCAGAACAATGGTGAGGCGACGTCCCAAGCTGCCACTAGCTCTTCGATGGGCACGCCAGCGTCGAGGAAGATGTCAAGCGCGCAAGTGTTGGCTTGTGGCACGGGGAGGACACGGCCGACTGCGGGGAAAATAAGATTCGTGAGGTGGGCATCACGCTGTGGAATCTCAAGCACAACATGTGGGGCGTCAGGGTGATCATGAACAAGGGGCAAGACGTTAGGATGTTGGACGCCGATCTGGGGGGCCACGGGCTCAACGACTGGAACAGGAGGAAGCGGAACAGGATTCCCACCGTCACCTTCGACGTCTTCAACCACAGCGGCGATGGGCGGAAGGTCGTTGTGAAAGAGCAGGGAATCCTCCACTTCGGCCTCGATCGTGAGCATTCGCAGGACCAAGATGTACCTGGGCTGGAGGATCAGGGCACGCAAACGTTCAGCCCGAACGATGGAGTCACCGAAAACCTCAGCGAGGAAAGGCGGGAGGGAATCGTAAAGTGCCTGAAGAGCCAAGCGATAGAGCCGCATCATGGGACCGAGGAAAAGGTCGTCGTAAGTGGGCATGATCTCGAGCAAGTAATAGGCCCTCAAGAGGGAAACCAAGTGGGCGCGAGTTTCCAACGGCATCTGTGCATACCGTGGATCCTTAGAAAAGGAACGAACCTTGGCGGGGATGTCGGCGCGCTTGAACTTCTCGACGGATTTGACGTACTCGATACAGCTGTCAAAGATGTCACGAGGGCACCACGGGGAAGCGAGGGGGGCACCGCTCGTGGGGTCAGGAAGACGAACCACATCACCAAGGTCGTAAGCCCGATAGGTTTCAGGGGGACCGGCCATTCTACTCGTACGAAAGATGTGGTGAGGGCCGTAAGAAGCGATGAGCTCTATGGAAATGGTGAAATCGGGGCCTACCACCGTGTTCGTCTTAAGCAACCAAGAGGCGCTCAAGGGCTGGACGTAACCTTCAGTGGCGTTGCCGAAGGGAAGAAAGAGAACATTGTCATTTTCGTAACGAAGGTCGTAAATGGAGGGATTCCCGGAACCAAGCTTTTCGATGGTCTCGATGGGTATAATGGCCGTGAAAGTCAGGGAGGATGTTTCAACGGGCACGTGGAACGAGAGCAAAGCACCGGGGGTATAGAAATGCCCGTTATCATGAGTCAGATAATCACGCACACCAACGGGGAGGGTGCGTGCGTTACTCGTGGGATAGCGAACCGCGTCCTTGGCGGTCAGCACAGGGTTGATCAGGATCAATCCCGCGGCGGGAGAAGCGCGGACAAGGCGAGCGAACTTCGCGGGCTTCATCCCAGAAACGACAGTACCGGGGAGCACGAGGTGGGCGAGTGTCATGAGGATCATGTTTTCCAACGCCTTGAGGGCGGGATGGACAACACGACGGGAGGGCATTTCAGAGATGGGTATATTGAGACGGGTGAGAAACTGTTTTTCGGCTTTTGTGAGGTAATATGGACAAATGTTTTCGGCGAGATCGATATTTACGTTCAGGGCCGTCAGTTGACGCCCCAAGATATGTTCGTAATGGTCGGTGCCTTCCATGCGAGTAAGCATGTCGGCCCCGACGAGAAAACCGGGATACGCGTTCAGGATCGGCAAAAGCGAATCGACCCCAGGAGCAACATGGAGGATCCCATGAGTCCGACACGCGCGAACCGTAACGCCGAGGTGGTGATCACGGGTATCAGCAAGTGCTGCTCGAAGCGCCTCCGATGTAGGGAAGCGGCCAAGGAGATTTGCGAGACGTTGGTGGTGAGGGTCGGGAACGGCGTTGAGGTAACAGAAACCGTCATCCTCGGCAAGGATCGCTCGGTAGAGTTCCTGGCGATCCAAGGGGCTAGGAATCGCGGAGGCTGTCGAGAAGGGCGAGGGCGAGGCGCAGGGACAGAGCAACTGGGAAGTGATATCACCTCGTAGCGGAGAAACGGCAGGAGGGCTAGGAGCCAGGTTCCGAGGTAATCGCACATCGTCATACCCAAGACAGTCAGGTGGGCCGGAAGGGAGAACAAAGTCGACAGCCGTGGGGAGCGTAAGGTGCGGGGGGTCATCAAGGTCCGAATCATCAGCAGGGGGGAGGACAGGAAGACCAGGAGGAAAGCCGCGGACAGGAGAAGCCGGTAGAGAGGGAGCGGCAGAAGACGGCGCACTAACTGGACCTGAGTCAGCGCGTAAAGAGACCTCTGCATGAGAGGGCGTGGGGCCGAGGTCGAGCTCCACGCCGAGGCAAAATCCACCGCTGCCAAGGCGACATCCCCCACGAAGGAGATGAAGTTTTTGATGGCGAACCAAAAGTCCGCGACGGCACCAGCGAGAATGTCTCGGATGTACTTGAGTGCTGCCAAAAGCAGCTCTTTCAAGCGATCCAAGCGGGCTCGACCGCTCTCGGATAGCCCACCACGCAGAGCGTAAAGCTCGGTGATGTGTTCTAGGAGGCGGGAGCGAGCACGCTCAAGGCCCGCTTTGGGGGAGAGCTCACTTACAAAAGTGCGCATCTCGGCCGTGGCGGTCGTGAGGGTGCTGTGAAGCGAGGTGACGAATGTCGGGGTGCTAAAAAGCATGGCTGAGGATAAAGCAG